AAGATAGCTGACCTTAGAAAACTACCTGATTTAGCAAAAGCTATATCCGAATTTGTACCACAACCTGACCCAATGGTTGTACAGCAACAAGAACTACAGCTAGAACTTCTTAAAGCTCAAATTCAGAATGAATACGCTAAGGCAGAAGAGAACATGGTTGATAGAGAACTTAAAGCTGCTAGAGCACAAAATGAACTTGCTAAAGCTGGTAAGGTATCTAGTGAAAAGGATAAGCTAGACCTTGACTTTGTAGAACAGGCTAGTGGTCTTAAACAAGAACGAGAATTAGAATCTCAACTTATGGGATTACAGTTTAAAGACAGATTAAGTAAACAAAATGAAGAAATTAGTTGACAACCTCTAGACTATTAGTGTAGCACAACTATATATAAGATTAACACATTACTTATAAAGGAGTAAACAATGGCAAATCAGGAAGAAAAGATTGTAGGATTAACTGTAGAAGAACTTCACCAAAGACGTGAGGAACTAAAGAAGTTTAAAGCTAAAGCAGAAGCTCTTACTAGACTTCAGAATAATGCAGACTTTAAACTAGTTATTACTGATGGGTATATGGAAGATGAAGCTATTCGTCTAGTTCATCTACTTGGTGATGCTCGGTTTAACTCTGATGATAAGAAAGCTGCATATCGAGAAGATTTCCAAGAACGTATGATTGGTATTGCTCGTCTTTCTGAATACTTCCGTAATATTTTCCAGTTAAGTAGTCAGGCTCAAAGAGAACTTGATGGACTAAATCAAGCTGAAACTGAATTCTATAACAAAGGATAATAAAGTATGTCACAGACTAATGAAGTAGATACTCTGGAACAAGAAGAACTCCAGAATACAGATACAGAATTAGGTGGTAACAATAATGATACCGAACCTGATAATAGCACTGATACTGACGTTACTCCTGATAACGATACTCAACCAGAAGAATCGTTAGAGGATGATGATAAACTAACTAAAGAACAGCTTGATGCTATGAGTGATGAAGAGTTCACTAGGTTTATGGAAGAAGGTAAATTACCTGAACCTACTAAGAGTGAACAAAAACCTTTAGTGAAGGTTATTAGTAAACCTGAACCTAAAGCTAAAGCAACTAAAGCAGATAAAGAGCCTACAAAACTAGAAGATGAAGAAGTTAAAGAAACATCCTCTAAAGATGTAGACTATGAAGCTGTATACAAAGATATTTTTAAACCTTTTAGAGCAAATGGTAAGGAAATAACACCTAGAAATGTAGAAGATGTTATACAACTTATGCAGATGGGTGCAAACTATACTAAGAAGATGCAACTTATGGCTCCTTTAAAGAAGGCTGCTGAATCTCTTAGTAGAGCAGATATTAAGGAAGATGACCTTAACTTCCTTATTGATGTGCATAAAGGTGATAAAGAAGCAATCAAAAAGTTGCTTATGAAACATAACGTAGACCCTATGGACTTAGACCTAGAGTCTACCAATTATGTTCCGAAGAATAATATAGTCTCTGATGAAGATGTAGAATACTCTAATATCCTAGATGATATACATGACTCTCTACCTAAGATTCAGGAAATTATGACTAATATTTGGGATGCTAAAAGTAAAGAAGCTTTACTAAAAGACCCAAACCTTATGAGAGCTTTACATGAAGAAATTGCTATGGGCAGATTTGATAATGTACAAGCTCAGTTAGAGATTGAAAAGACATTTGGTAGGTATAAAGGTAAATCTGATGTAGAAGCTTATATTGACCTAGTTACTAAATTAGCAGCTAAGGAGCAAGCTAATCACCAACCTAAAGGTAAACCTACACCAAAGGCTAATACACCTACCAAACCTATTCCTGACAAAACTAAAGCTGCACCAATTAGAACGAAAGCAACTAATCAGGGTTCAACATTAACTGCCAAGGATATTTTTTCAATGTCAGAAGAACAGTTTGCAAAACTGTCTATACGTGACTTAGTGTAAAAGGAGAACACTAGAAACAAAAAAACAAAGAAGGAAAATAATCATGGCATATGAAAATCCACAAGTTTTTAATAACCCACCTGCTACTGAAGGCTCTCATCCACAACTGATTCCCTTTTATTGGCAGCGTAAAGCTCTTATTGACTTAAAGAAAGAACAGTTCTTTGGTCAGTTAGCTGATACTACCTCAATGCCTAAGCATTTTGGTAAAACCATCAAGAGATACCACTATATTCCTCTACTTGATGACCGTAATATTAACGACCAAGGTATTGACGCTACTGGTCAGTCTGTAGCAGATGAAGTAACTATTACTGTTACTGACCCTGCTGGTGATACCAGATACGTTGTAGGTAGTGGTGCAGATGCTACTGCTGCTCTTGCTGATGCTCAAGCAAAAGCTGTAAGTCTCTTTAAGAACATTGGTACATTTACTACCGACTACGCTACTACTGTTACTGCTATGGAAACTGCTGGTTGGGATGTTGATGAAGGAACTGCTGTAAACAATGGTGGTAATCTCTATGGTTCTAGCAAGGACGTAGGTACTATCGTTGGTAAACTTCCTGCTATCTCTGAAACTGGCGGTAGAGTAAACCGTGTAGGTTTTACCCGACTAACCCTAGAAGGTACTATTGATAACTTTGGTTTCTTTGATGAATATACTGAAGACTCTGTACAGTTTGATAACGATGCAGACCTTATGCAGCATATTTCAAGAGAAACCCTTAGAGCAGCTAACTACATTGTAGAGGCTCAGATTCAAATTGACCTGCTTAATGGTGCAAACGTAGTTTACTACGGTGGTGATGCTACTTCCGTTTCTGAACTGACTGGTGAAACTGGCTCTACTGCTTCTGTACTTGACTATGAAACTCTTGTACGTGTTGAGACTATTCTTAACAACAACCTCTGTCCTAAAGACACTACCATCATCTCTGGTTCTCGTATGGTCGATACTCGTACCATTGGTGCTGCTAGATACGCCTATGTAGGTTCTGAACTTAAGATGCAACTACTTAAGATGAAGAACTTCCATAATGAAGCTGCATTTGTTCCTGTACAGCAGTATGCTGAAGCTGGTAAAACTGCTTCTGGTGAAATTGGTGCTATTGGTAACTATCGGTTTATCGAAAACCCCAACATGTTCCATTGGGATGGTGCTGGTGCTACTGTAACTAACAACGGTGGTTATCTTGAATCTAATGGTAAATACAACGTGTACCCTGTACTAGTTGTTGGTAGTGGTAGCTTCACTACTATCGGTTTCCAGACTGATGGTGAAAATACCAAGTTCAAGATTCTCCATAAGGCTCCCGGTAAGGAGATGGCTAACCGTAATGACCCCTATGGTAAGATTGGTTTCTACTCAATCCAGTGGTGGTACGGTACTATGATTCTCCGTCCTGAATGGATTGCTTGTATCAAGGTCGTAGCTGAACGCTAAACAAACTGAACGTGGAATGAAGTATAGAGACTTGACTAGTCTAGTAGAAAACCCACATTTTTAACTAAAAGGATAAAAGAGATATGGAACTACAACAGTTGAAAGATATTGCTGCTAAAGTCGGCTATAAATATCACCACATGACTGGTGCTGCTAAACTAGAAGAAGGGCTAAGAGCTTATTGTACCGAAATCGGTACTTCCCTAGAAGAAGTAGCAAGTGAAATCAGTAGTGTAGAAGGTGAAGATGCTAATTCTAAGGTAGAAACACCTGAAGATGTTACACCTACTGAACAACCTCATACCGTTGAACCAAAACTACCACCTAAAGATAGTTCTGTAAGTATGGTAGAGAAGCTTTCAAAAATGACTTTTGCTCAAGCTGAAAAAGAAGCTAGTAAGAAGGTATCAGGTAATAGAGCAAAAGAGGCTATGCGATTAATCAGGTGTATTGTAACCTGCAACAATAAAAATAAGACTTCATATACAGGTGAAATTTTCTGTGCAAGAAACGCTATTGTACCTGAAGTAAAGAAGTTTATCCCATTTGGTGTTCCTACTCACATCCCTAAGATTCTGTTTAATATGATTAAGGAAAAGCAGTATCAACAGTTTAAAACTAGGAAGGTTAATGGTAATACTGTAAAGGAATCCTTTATGGTTGCTGAATACAATATCCAGCTACTAGACCCTATTAGTGCTGAAGAGTTTAATGCTATTAAACAAAAGCAACTAGCAGAAGGTTTTAATGGTGAATAATCATGGCTATGACTAAACAGAATGTACTCTTGTATATCTTATATAAGAACAATCCTAGTGACCCTATATTCACTACTAACCCTGAGTACAAACAACTTCTCATAGCTGACGGATTAGTAAATGCAGATGGTACAATCATTGATGTACCTGTAGAAAAAGAAGTAATTGAAAATGCTCAAATTGACTTATCAGATGGCCCTATCATCATTAATGTGGAAGAGTTTACAGATAATGTAACTACTGAAAACATAGCTGATGAAGGCGGTTTCAAAGAAGATTTGGTAGTTAAGGGTGATGGTATATTTGACGTATTAATGAATACGGCAACATCACATCTTAAGGCTCAATTTGATTCAAACAGATTAAGAGATGAAGACTATGCAACTGCATATATTCAAGTATACCAATCTACATTACAGGCTGCATTACAAATTTGGTTACAAAAAGGTATAGCAGATAAGCAACTTGAGCTTCTATCTGCACAAGTAGCTTCTGAAGAATCTAAGAGAGATTTGTATAGACGACAAATTGAAGGTTTTGATGAAGACTATAAGCAAAAGATTCTTAAGATTTGTATGGACTCATGGGCAGTAGGTTTTTCTGTAGCTAGAGATAGTTTTGAAGCTACTGGTATTCCTGCTCCAATGCAAAAAGTAACTATTGATGACCTGTATAACCAGTACGTAGTTACTGAACTAGATAAGTATAACTACGGTAGACCAATACTAAACAAACCATAATGAAACAGTATACATATAAGGGTAGAATCTACTCAGTAGTTAAATGTGTAAAAGAAGATATACCCTCTCACATCGAGAGGGTATCTTCATATTGGACTGCTGATGGTGTAGATATCGAGCAACAGACTCGATTATTAGAGGATTGCATAAATAACGGTATTGCTTTACAGTTAGTGAATGACAAAGGTAATACACAGGCTGTTATTTATGGTCTTTGGTTAAAGTGTGATGATATAAAAAGTCATCTACTTTGGATTAGAAGTAAAAAGCTGTTTACAATTCTAGCATGGTACTTAAGAGAACATGCTTATATTAGAAACATCTATTTTATGCCTCATAGCAAGTCTTTAATACCTTTTGAATTCTTAGTGAAGCCTATGTCTATAAGACGTTTCTATAGTCATAATGCTCCACTAGCTATAGACTTGTACTCTCCAAATAATCAGTTAATGGGAACACCTATTGCTGTAGGTTTACTTGATGGGTCTATAAAGGAGCTATAAAATGGGTGGCGTATTAAGTTGGGTAGGTGAAGTTATAGGTGGAGTAATAGGAACTCCATTTGTATGGTTAGACAGTATCTTCGGTACAGATTTCTTCAAAGGGCTTATTGAGCCAATTATGCACTTCTTAGGTTTTGAAGATGAAGATATTTACTCTATTGATGCTATTGCTGTTCGTGTTTATGACGAAGACCTATACACAAAGGTAATGCAAGACCTTCATCTAGAGTATATGGCTAAAGGATATGGTTCTATCGACT